ATACCCATGATACAGTTACCAATTTTGCTATCTCTAACACGGTACCCATAATGATGATTGGCCAATATGAACCTGGGAATATCTGTGCAAGACCAATCACCGAATAGTATGCTGCAATACCAGACAGCGCAAGTGCAGTCAAAAATGGTAATATTACATGTATCACGTGAAGAAACTTTCAAGTGTATATTGCTTCTCTGTTTGCCAACCAATACAATCAAGAATCAATTTGATTGGTTCAAGAAAGGTTTTCTCAAACTGTGTTTCATAGTCAATGTATTCTTGCAACTCAAACTCTTTCGGCAGCCTTGTTGGAAATGAAACGACCATGTCTCTAAACGGATTCGGTGTTTTGAGATATGTGAACTTCAATTTTTCACCTTCTTGTATCAAAGGATACTTATTCAACAAATTATGTTGTTTAAGGAAATGATTGTATAGTATCGCACCCTTGACATGAATTGGTGTGCCTTTCTTGTATATTGTAGCAGAATCAGAGTATTCTTGCAAACCATTACAGCCACGTGGAAAAGAAATGTCTTCAACAGGCAATTTACGAAACTCTTCTCTGAATTTGGCAATGAACTCTTGTACCGTTTCTTCATCTGTGTTCACAACAAGGTCAATTAATTCATACATCTTGGCACGAACAACGGTAGGTGTAGATGACTTAACCATTTCAAGACCCATGACCTTGATTTTTGGTTTTGCATATTGAACACCCTCATTGTTGTATACATTCAGAATATAACGTTTCTTTGCTGTCCAAATACCTTTATCGGACAAGCCTTCACGTTTCATTTGCATCTTTTGATCGAACGCATAAACATATTCAGCAAGATTCTGATAACTTTGATCGATATAAGGTTGAATCTTCTCTTCACAGATTTTATCCATGAAGGCGATAACTTTCTCAGGTGATGGCTTCTGTTTATACACAGAATCAACCAATGGACCAAGATTGAGATAGATCGAATCTGTATCTGAAGCAATAACATAGTCTTTATCAGTTTTCAATAGTTTGTTTAGATATTCATTGAGTTTGTTTTCAATCCAACGAATTGATAATTGACCTGCTTGTGTAACAGCAAGTGCTTGCCTCAAATCGTAGAATCGAAAATACTGTGAGCCCATTGCACCATAAGCAGAGTTCAGTGAAACTTTTTTAGCTAACTGTAGATTGTTGTATCGTGCAATTAGTTTTTCAATTTCTTTTTTCTTTGCTGGGTCTTTTTCGTTCTCGTAGTCTTGTTGCTCTTTCAACATCAACTTCTTGAACTTCTTACGGTCTTCATACATTTCAATCATCATTGCTGGCAAAAAGCCTTGTTTGTCTGTACGAAAGAATTGGCCATTTGGTGTAATCGTAACACCCTTCAATACAGATGTGTTAAGTTTTTTATCAAGCAAACTTTCTACAGATGCACTGCCTGCTAGTTCTCTCATCTCATCAGTGTAATCATCTTTCTCCACAATTGTTTCTGGTGAAAGATTGTATTGCATAATCAAATGTGGGTACAGACTGTTCAAGTCAAACGATGCAACCCAGTCATGTAATCCAATCTGTGGTTCTTTGACATACGCACCCTCAAATGCTTTATTCTTCTTTGCAACACGGCGTGGTGGTACAACAATCTTACGTTCAAGCAGATAGTTATATATCAGTGCATCCCACATTCTTGTTTGTGCAAAGATGTCATCATAATTTGTTTTTGTGTCATACGCCAGAGTCAGTGCAAGTTCAATCAGTTTCAACTTATCTTCAAGTTTCAACACCAGATGTACGTCTTTGATGTTATACTCAATAAACTTTTGATGGTCAAGTTTGTAGAGTTGATGTAGATTATCATACTCATCATATGATAATTTGTTTTCACCAAGTTCTACACTTGCAACTGTATCAAGTCGATAGTTCTCAACGTTCTTACCACCTGGCGCATACCACTGATATAGTTCAAGATAGTCTAGTACAGAGATGCCAATCAAATCATAGACAATCTGTTCTTTGCCTTTGAACATGGTCTTTCTTTCTGAGTACACAGACCAAGGCGACAATTTATTTACTACATCGTCGCCAAATAAACGTGTGAAACGATTGACAATGTAAGGTATATCAAAGAACTTGATATTCCAACCAGTAACAACGTCAGGCCAATTGCTTGACCAGTCAGCAAGAAACCGTTCACACAAATCGATTTCATCTTCACAATGAATGTATGTTTCATCACCTTTTACCTCATAATCACCATAACCATAAACTGTTGTACCACCATTCAATTGATGAATACCAATTGCAGTGATAGGTTCAGTTGCTTTGTAAGGATCAGGAAAACCATTTTCTGAACCAACCTCAATGTCTAGAAACACAACAGAGAGATGAGAAATATCCCAATCAATGATGCCTCTAAAATTATCAGCAATGAAGGCATATTCATAGCGTGTATTGCCGTAGATTTTAAAGTTTGCAACATCTTCATAACGTTTGACAAAATCACGTGCCTCCCGAATAGTATCAAAAGTCATAGGCTCAAGTGGCTCATTAAACAATGAATGCCATTGAGATTGTTTATTGGATTGTATAAACAAAGACGGAGAGTATTTGACTTTGCTCTTTACTCTTCGCCCGTTATTCACTCCACGAAAAAGAATGTTATTGCCGTGAACACAAACATTAGTATAATATTTTGACATTAAACCACTAAACCTGGTGGTGCGATTTCAATTTTGCTGAACATACGATTGTATTGATTTAGAAGATCGAACACAGGTGTATTAACTGTTAAAATATCATCATACTTGAAAGTGATGCCCTTGTCAAACTCTTCAACAAAAGCAAGATAAGGCGCAAAGCCAACTCCACCAGAACCATTTGCTGAACGTGGTGGTACAGCAATTACCTGCATTGGATTTTTAAGTGTGAAGCCAACATCACCATCATCAACTAATTCACCCATGATAGTTTGATGTGTTTTAAAAGTAAAACATTTTACGTCATTCATACTGTTACCCTTGTAGATGGTTCATAAACATCAAGTGTTACCCACTTTTTTGGAAACAACATTTCACGACCAACAAAGTCGGCAATGTCATAGGTTGGGTCATCAACAAGACCAATCAACTCAACCTTGTTGTCAAACTCACGCATTACAAGATCATACTTGTATGCTTTAGGAAGTTTAGCATTTGTTTCGGCTAATTGTTTTGCTACTTTTGTAATGTTACTCATAATTTACTCCTCATTATACTGAACGACTTTGACATCACACTTTTTTAGAAAATTAATACCGTTTTCACTTCTGTAGGCGTTTTTGTAGTAAACCTCCTTGATTCCTGACTGATATATCATTTTAGCACATTCTAAGCATGGTGCGTGGGTAATAAACATTGCTGCCCCATCACTTGAGTTTGTTGACCGAGAAACTTTGGCGATTGCATTCGATTCGGCATGAAGAACTTCTGGTTTGGATGTAAGTCTTGTCCAACCATGAGCAGTTTCGGTATAACCTTCGTATATCATACGTTTATCTGTAGAATAGCATTCTTCTTTGAGAACATATGACATTTCTTCACAGTTATTGTCCCAACCAGAAGGCATACCATTATAACCAATACCGATGATTGTATTGTCTTTGACGATTACACAGCCTACCTGTAATCTACGGGCAGTAGAAAGTTCAGCATATACGCTTGCTGCTTTCATATGCGCTTTTATGTATTTTTCTTTCATAATAAGTAAGTATTTACTTCACATATGGCATACAACAAAAAATTATTTTGTTTATTCCAGAATAATGAGTGGAACTCTAGCCACGTTCACTTTGTTAGCGTGTAAAAAAAATGACACAAATCTTTCACCAAGAAAACCTGGGTAACGCCATGGTAAAGGCTCAGATGTTGTTACCGTTGTTGGATATCTGTTATTAGTATTTTGCCACACATATTCTAATAATTCAAATAACTCACTAGCATATTTTCTGAATAGTTGCTTACGCATGACATAGCATGTTTCAAAACTTGCACCGTTTTCATTCCACCAACTCATACTATTTCTGTAGTCTGGCATCAATTTATCAATGCCTTCTAAAAATAAATTTAGATACTCTGCTGGCTGTGACTGTAGATATTGATTACGCACAGAGTATGGCAATAATGTAATTGGATTTGTGATAACATCATGTATTTCGAATAGTTTTAATGCTGCTATTTTCTGTTCATCAGATGACAAGTAATCAACATTTTCTTTTGTTGATTTCAATGATGCCTTCAGCACATTTTTTTCAATGTCACCTTTAAAATCTAGATAGCGGCGATATGTTGTACAACCAATGAAATCAGCACGAATATTTTTCCATGTGTAATATTCTGATGCCTGTTGGCCCATTGCACGAAGAAAATTGTCTTCGGAAACTGTTCCATAATAGTGTCGATATTCGTATACACTTTTATAATGTGATGTGTTTATCCAATTACCTGGTCCCGGTGGATGCCAACCATATGGCGCACGGCTACCAGCGTATGCTGCTTTAAGCCAAGATGATTCGTGATTGAAAGGAAAGTCTTTGTGAAAATGACTCACCATTAATAGATCAGTCATCTTGCACTTCTTCTTTTTTCTTCTTCTTGAATTCAATACGTGGTGCAATGATCGCTTGAATCATTTCACGTTTGTAATCAAGTTTGTGATTACGTTCAAGCCTTGAAAGTAAAATTTTCAAGTCTTTTTTCATTTTAAAGTTTTGATTGGGTTTCATTACCATGTCCAAGAAACGTATGAGTATCGTGTGCCTTTTGTTACTAAATCAACTCTGTGTGGATAAAGAAAGTTTGATGGAAAAATCATAATCTCACCTGCCTTCAAAGTGATATGTGTATCTTGCCAAAATACAAGATCACCGCCTTCATAGCCGCCATTTAAACCACCAAGAATCGTCAAAGTTGGTATACCTTTGCGTTGACCATCAAACATTGAGTGAATATGATCACAGTGTAGTTTCATCTGTGTATCTTCACGATAACGATTGAAACGAACTTCGGTGTAACCTTGCCATGAAGCATACCATTCACAACCCCATTCAGTGAGTTCGTCATGGTATCTTCGTAGACCGTCCCAAATTCTTTGCATAATGTAGTTTTTGTGTTTTACATCTGACCACGTAACAGCAAGTTCATGCTCATAAGAATGATTAGAGTTGTTGTGATAATCATAAAACTGATGTGTCTGAAATTGACCTTCTACTTTTTCAAGTTCATCAACAGTCTCTTCACACACTTCTGGCGTGAGCCAATCTGGATAGATTTTGAGATATGATCGTAAGTCTTTATCCACTATGTATCTTTCAAAGTGGGGCGCAAGCCCCACTCATTACGCAGCCTGTTTCTCTTGTAGAAGTTGAGGCTTGAATGTTTTTAGTTCATTATCAATTTCAATCTTACGTGGTTTCTTATGTTCTGGAATG